TACGAAATCACACTTCGACGGTCCAGAACATCAAATTTCCTATGTCAATGAATCAATTGCAAACACCGATGCACTTGGCAATGAAGTAACACCACAATACGACGCTTGCACCACAATTGGACTTGTCATTCGTTCCAGCAAAAGCGTCAATCGAATCGATCAACTTAACATCTGGATGCCCAAAGGTGTTGACTGCTATAACTGGTTAACTGGAGCAACAGGCCCAAGCAATCTTTTCTGCGATTTAGTTTATTACCTACTTACCAACAGCCGTGCCGGCTTGGGCAGCATAATCAGCCCTGATCTTATCGATACGGAAGGATTCAGTACTACTGCCCGTTTCCTTAAGGCGAACAGCATTTATTTCGATGGTGCTATCGCGGATGCGCGCAATTTCCGCGAAACGGTAAGCGAACTGGCGCCTTACAACTTGTGCTCTTTCGTAATTCGCAACGGTAAATTTAGCATTGTGCCCTCGCTGCCTTACGACTCCAGCGGCAGAATCAGCCCTACAACATTGCCAATAGCAGCTTTGTTTAGTGATGGAAATATCATCGAAGATTCTTTTGAGGTGGACTATTTAGACGCTGATGAGCGCCGTGATTTTCGCGCAATCGTTAGTTACCGCGAAGGTGCAAAGAATGCCTTTCCTACAACTAAAACGATCGCTATCCGCTGGAACGAAGCGGGCTCGGAAGCTTATCCCCAAGAAACATTCGACCTTACGAGTTTCTGTACCCATCGTTTACACGCTCTGTTAGTGGCGCGTTACTTGCTAAGTGTCCGACGCAGAATTCGGTATGTGGTGCGCTTCAAAACAACGCCGTATGGCTTAAATCTTGCGCCCGGCAATTACATCAAAGTCTTTACACAAACAACTCCGTACCACGCATCCCGTAATGGCGTTGTCCGCGAATCCGATGGCGTAGTTCTTTCTGCCGATACTTTGGCCGATGGAACTTACACGGTCTTTGCCTACCGTCCAGGCAGCGAAAGCGTCCAGACAATTTCACTAACAATTAGTGGTGGTCGTGTTACCAATTCCGCGTACTGGGGCATCGTCTTTACTACTGGCAACACAGCACTCGAACAAAACATTTATTTGGTTGAGCAACTTACGCTGGACGAAGACGGGCTCGTTAATGTGGTAGCAAGCCATGTGCCAACCGAAGGCGGGGCTTCTGTGGTGGCCACAGACGTAATTACATTCGGGCGCTTTATTTACTCCGAGTAACCATGGCCTTCCCCGACATCAAGCCCGCCAGCCGCGAATACGATCCTGGTGACTGGCCAATCAAGCGTTACAGCAGCAATTCCGGTGCCGAAGTTCGGATGCTGTATGGCTCCCGTCGTGTCAATGCCAAGTTGCGCCTTGGCTACGAAAACATCCCTGATGCCAATGCCCAGTCGTTTTTAGACGATTTCAACGCCCAAGCTGGTACGTACGCAACTTTCACGTTGCCCGGTAACGTTTTTGCTGGCTGGACCGGATCTCGCAGCAGCATCGATGCCCCACCAAGCACCCGCTGGCGTTACGAAGAGCCCCCACGTGTTACGTCAGTATTTCCAGGACGCAGCAGCGTTCAAATCAGCCTTGTAGCTGTTGCTTAGAATGAGCCAAAAGTCCCTAGGCATAAGCCATGGCGTTTTATACCGGTCGTAGCGGCTCCCTGGTTTATGCGGGCAGGCCTGTTGCCAAAATTCGGGATTGGTCGCTCGATACCACTGTTGAGCTGCTGAGCACCAACACCATCGACAGCGCCGTCAATACTTTTACGCCCGGCATCAAAGGTGCTACGGGTAGCGCCACGCTGATGTACTACAGGCTTGAGCCCGGTGAAAGCGCCAGCTACACCCAATTCACCGCGCTGCTGGGACGAATCATGAAAGGTGGTGCGATTACAGAATCCGACCGCGTATTTTTGGAACTTAATGTTGGCGGTGGTGATGCTGATGATATTAAATTCTTCGCATATATCACCAATGCGCAGGTGAGCGTTAGCACGGGTGAGCTGAGCGTGGTGCCGATCCAATTCACGATGGACGGTGATTTTTCTGAGGTTATTAGCTGATGACCGTCTTCCTGGGGCAATACGGGAATATCCGGCTTAAGCGCGGCAGCAAAACTCCCTATGCCTACTTGGAAGAAAATATTGATCCAGCGGATGTAAATACAAACCTAAACCGCCTTGGTTTCGATACGGCAGTCGATAATTTGCTGATTGGCGATCGCATCACAATTACAACAACAGACCCTAGAGGCCTGGTGTGCTTCGACCCAAACGTCTGGTCCTCTGGGGTAGTAGAAAGCAGCCTTAGCGCCTTTATCCACGTCAACGCCGTTGGCGGCCTTAGGTTTTTCAGCACTTTTGAAGCTGCAGTAAATAATGTTCGGTCCGAAGAGTTTGAGCTGTTTGAATTTACGGGCGATCCCATAAACGCAGAAATACGTGTTACTGATGCACGGGCCAACGTTTTAGGAAACGTAACTGGCTACACAATCAATACAGACAGGGAATCGATCGACGCTACAGCTTTAAGCGATAAATTTAGGCGCCAATACAGCGCTGGATTGATTAGCGGCAACGGCAGCATTGATTGTTTGTTTGACTACAAAACAAGCGGCATTGTAGAGACGCCATTGTTAATGCTGCAACTGCTGCAGCGTGTTGACATCGGCAGTGAATTTGACCTGGCGCTTTATTTAACGGACAAGGAGCTTACGCCTGCAGAAAACAACGTTTTTTACGAAATGGAGGCAATGGTTACGCGAACTGGCGTAACGGTCACAACGGATAACACAATTAACTGCACCATCGATTTCGTCACCACTGGGGAAATTCGGTTGTTGGTGGGCGAACCAGAAGGTTATGTGCTGAAGGAAGACGATGACCGTATCGAGTTGGAGCAATCGCTTGACTTCCTGCTCGTGGAAACTGAGGACTAAACTGGGCTATAGCACCAGAGTTACGGGAGCCTAGTCTTGGCTGACCAGCGGATTACCCAACTAACGTCCCTGCCCAAGGCCAGCGTCTCTGCAGTAGACGCACTGCCCGTCGCAGATATTTCGGCTAGTCAGACCAAGAAAGTAACCGTCAAGGACCTGGTTGATGCCGGTCTTGACCTGATCAACGACGATTCGATCGATCTAAGCAAGCTGGATCAAGCCAGCCTGGTCAAGATCGGCAACCAAGCCTTGGCGCCCTCGCTGATCACTGCCGACAAACTGGCGGCCGACAGCTCAATCGCCGTTCAGACAACCACACCAAGCGACAATAATTTTGAAGGTCGCGGTTATTTCAATCGGACAACAGGCAATCTTCAAGTATTCAACGGCGACTCCTTCCAACAAGTAATACTGCCTACCGCTGGTATTGCCGACGAAGCAGTTACAACCGCCAAGCTTGCCGACGGTGCTGTAACCACAGCAAAAGTAACCGCACTGGGCACGGCAGCCCTTGCGGATTCGGCTGTAACGGAAGCCAAGTTGGCTGACAGCTCCATTAGTACAGCCAAGTATCAAACTGCTTCAGTAAACACTGCAGTTCTTGGCGCGGACGCTGTAACTACCGTCAAAATTGCCGATAACGCCGTCACTTACGGCAAACTGCAGCAGGTCAGTGATACCGGCAAAATCCTTGGCCGCGCATCTGCTGGCGCTGGCACTGTCGAAGAGATCGATTGCACTGCAGCCGGTCGTGCGTTACTTGACGATGCTGACGCCGCCGCTCAACGCACCACGCTTGGCCTTGGCACTGTCGCCACCGTCAATATCGTCACCGCAGACGAGCTTGGAACCCAGGCGGTCACTGCAGTCAAACTTGCCAATGAATCAACTGTTGACCTTGTAACCACCCTTCCCGATAGCGGTGTTTTTACCGGCCAACTGGCACTTAACACATCAAACAACACGGTTTATTGCTGGAGTGGTGCCCAATGGGTTGCCATTAAAGCTGCCGGTTCGATCAACTCAATCGTTAGCGATAACGCCGGCATTGTTAACACGCAAATTACTGTTGCCGGTGATGTTGCAACAGTCTCTACCAGCCTTGATAACACAACTGGTGCGGCACAGTTTTTGGCTGGCCCTACCGGTGCTGCTGGTGCGGTTGACTATCGCGCAATCGTCGGCAGTGATCTTCCCATTCCGACCACCAGCACAAAAGGTGGCATCGTTGTAAACGGCAACGGTCTGGCGATGGTGTCAGACACAATTGCTATTGACAACACGGTTACGGCATCAGACAGCGAGTATCACGTCGTCCAGTACAACGCCAACGGTCTTGTAACCGACGGCAGACTAATCATTTCCAGCGATCTGCCTTTTGCTACTGACCTTTCAGTCGGCGCCGTTTTACCTGGGACAGGATTAAGTGTCACCGACGGTGGCGTGCTAAATCACACTAATAATGTCGTAGCCGGAACAGGTACAAAAGTTACTTTTGATGTTCAAGGACATATCACCGGCACAACACCACTTGTTGCCACCGATATACCGAATCTTGACGCGAGCAAAATTACCACCGGCACTTTCGGCTCCGCGTTTTTGGCGCCGAACAGCGTCACCGCAGAACAACTGGCGGATTACGGTATCGCCAAAGTCAGTGAAACCGCGCCAACACCTGAATTTGCCGGTCAGTGGTGGATCAACCCCTCGGATCGCTCGGCTTATATCTGGGTTGGCACAGTTACACCAACAGTTAACGGTTACTGGCTGCTTGTTGGTTACGGCTCTCCAACACAGCTCAACCTGCGTTTTGGTGGTACTTACGACGCCAACACCAACACTGTTGTCACGCTGAACCAGTACGGCACCGAAGCCGGACTAACTATCGGCCAAGCCCTTGGCGCACCAAACAGTCAAAACAATGGCGTTTATCTCGCGGTAACAACTGCCGGCACCGGCACAACACCTGCTCCAGTTGCAAGCTTGGCAGTTGGTGACTGGGTGCTTAGCCAAGGTACTGGCGCTAACTGGACAAAGGTTGCAGTTGTTTCTGGTGCTAGCGGCACCTTTAACGACTACGACATTCTTTGCGACGGTACATACTTCACGCCGGACATGACGGCGGTGGCAGATGTACGTGACGCACTGGAACTACTCTGGGGCCGCGTGCAGATTGCCACTACAAGTCAGATAGGTGTTGTTAAGGAATCGGCTGAAGTGCTGGTGGATGACAGCACAGGCGAGATGACAATCGGTGTGGTTGACGATGGCAGCTACTAATGTCACACCGCACAGAATCCTTTATCTACAGCGCCGAAAACGTCCCAATCGGCGGACAGCCCGGTGATGTGCTGCTGAAAATCCAAGGCAGCAACTATTACACCGCCTGGCGCGACTTTACTTACGTTTTTGAAACGTACGATGTAGTACTGGATGATGGCGAGTATTGACGCTGGCTAGACTGCTGAAGTAATCCCGTCCTCGCGGAGCTAAGGGAATGGCGTCTACCCATAAGCACATTCGCAGTAGTACGGCGCACAAACGACCGACCACTGCAATTGCTGACGGTCAAATTGCGCTGAACACGAACGCCACTTCCCCCGGCCTGTTCTTCAAAGATTCCACTGGGGCAAGCATCTTCAAGATCGGCCCTGTTCACGTTGGAGCGACTGCACCAAACGCCAGCCCACCAGCAGGCGGCAGCAGCGGCAACAGCACTGGTGAAATTTGGCTTGACACCAGCCTGACCCCAAACGGCGTCAAGGTTTGGAATGGTAGTAGCTGGACCAATGCAACTCCAGCCAGCAGCACCACAGTTATCGGCTTGGTGGAGCTTGCCACTAACGCCGAAACACAAACTGGATCGGATACTGCTCGCGCTGTAACGCCTGCATCACTGCAAAGCAAACTCAGCGATTCCACGAGCACCACCAGCTCAACAACGATTGCTTCGAGCACAGCAGTCAAATCAGCGTATGACTTGGCTGGTGCGGCGCTACCTAAATCAGGCGGCACTGTTACCGGCGAGATTTTGATCGGGACTGCAGGTAGTCTTGTTTTTGAAGGCAGCACCGCCGACGCTAACGAGACCACTTTGGCCGTTACTGATCCCACCGCCGACAACACCATCACGCTTCCGGATGCAACTGGAACGGTTGCGCTGACCTCTGATCTCGACGATGGGACGTACTGACCATGATTTACCCCGCCGCGTATAACATCCGAGTTCTACAGAACTCCACATTTAAGATCCGCATTACGGTGCGCGATTCTGCATCCAATCCGATCAACTTGACGGGTTACGTTATTGATGCAGACGTAAGAGGATATTTAGACGATGCGTTTATTACAACATTTACTGTCACCGTAATCAACGCCGCCAACGGTATTTTTGATCTGGAACTGCTGCCGCTCACAACGGAGGCCATTGAAGTCGGCAAGTATTGCTGGGATTTGAGCTTGACCAGTTCTGGCGGCGAACGGTATTACTGGTTGAAGGGCGATCTAAACGTCGATCCGACCTGCTCGCGTAACGAGTAATGAGCAACGTAATCCAAGTTGCATCAACCGGAACGGATACCGTTACTTCGGTATTTACCTCCGGCATCCTCGATTCGCTGGTGCTGACTGCCCCAACAGAGATAGCGCTGACGTTAACGAGTATTGGCACGCAAGGCGATCCAGGTGGCAACCTTCCGGCAGGTGGCACTACAGATCAGCATTTGTATAAGTTGAGCGATACGAGTGGCGATTACAGTTGGACTAGCACACTGGACAACGGCACGTACTGACCATGGCGGATCCCACCGTTGAACTGATCATTGAGGACGTAGGTGTCCAAGGTGAAACCGGCGAACCCGTACCGGCTGGTGGCACATCCGGTCAGATTCTGACGAAAGCCAGCAACACAGATGGCGATATGAAGTGGGATGATGCTGACAACGGTACTTATTAGACTGGCAAGGTAATGTCCGTACCCCGCTAGGGGTTATTCAGGATGACCGCGCTTCGCCATCTGCGTTCTGATACTGCCAACAAACGCCCGGATCCGTCAGCACTAAGTTCCGGCCAACTGGCAATTAACTACGAAGCCGGAAGCCCCGGACTGTTTTTTAAGGATACCGCCGGCAACCTCGTTAAGGCTGGTCCTGTCCATATCGGCACATCTGCCCCGAACGCCACTCCTGCTGCAGGTGGTTCGACTGGTAATGCTAAAGGCGAATTTTGGCTTGATACCACTGGCGGCGCCTACAACCTAAAAGTTTGGGATGGCTCCGACTGGCGTTCTGCCGCTGGAGAGTATGTGAATATCACCGGCGACACAATGACCGGTGATTTGGTTTTTAATAACGCAAACATTGTATTTGAAGGTGCAACCGCAGATGCATTTGAAACCACGCTGACTGTTGTGGATCCCACTGCGGACCGCACTATCACGCTGCCGAATGTTTCGGGGACAGTTGTTACAACCGGCGATACAGGAACAGTCACCAGCACGATGATCGCCGATGGCACGATCGTTAATGCTGATGTAAATGCTGCAGCAGCAATTGCTCACAGCAAACTTGCAAACATTACTGCTGGCTCAGTTCTCCTTGGTAATGCAAGTAATGTCCCTACTGCTACAGCCCTTAGCGGAGATGTAACCGTTGACAGCAGCGGCGTTACTGCAATCAGCTCTGGCGTTGTTGTAAATGCCGACATTAGCGCAAGCGCTGAAATTGCAGTGTCTAAACTCGCCGACGGTACTGCGCGTCAACTGCTACAAACTGATGCTTCTGGCGCTGGTGTTGAATGGACCAGCAATGTTGATGTGCCTGGCACACTGGATGTAACTTCTACAGCAACATTTGACAGTATTGCCAGCCATCCGCTTGGTACTGCTGGTGCACCAACAATTACATTTACCGGTGATACAAATACAGGTATTTATTCCCCCGGCGCAGACCAAGTAGCCATCTCGACTAATGGCACTGGGCGGTTGTTTGTTGATGCAAGTGGGCGAGTTGGTATCGGCACTACGAGTCCTGGGACTTCGCTTGATGTTGTAGGTGTTATTCGCTCAAAAGCTGCCGGCGGAGAAGGTGGCCAGATTACGCTAACAGACACAAGCAACACTGAAGTTTTCAACGTTGATGTAAATGACACTGGCACAATTCGACTATTTAGCACTTCTACAAATAAAGATATTCAGTTTGGCCAACTTGTTGGCACTGGTTGCAACATTAATTTCTACACTGGACAACTTGAACGCCTCCGCATCACATCGGACGGGAAGCTAGGGCTGGGGACTGGTCTTCCGGCTAGCGTGCTCCACATTAACCAAGATGTTGCGTCTGGGACTTACCAATCCCGAATTACCTTAGAAAACACTGATCAAAGAACAATTATCGGTTCTTATTGGCGTTCAGGAGTTGGTCAGTATTCAATCATTCAAGCTACTAACGAAGCCGAAAATACTGCACAACCGCTGTCCCTAAATCCTTCAGGAGGCAACGTAGGGATTGGCACAACGACAGTTGCTGGCAAGCTTCACACTGTGTTAAACAATTCATTTGCGGCGGGTGGCGCTTGGGATGCGGGGGCAGCAGTTTTTGGTGGTAGCACATCTACGTCAGGGGCGGTTGGCATTGCGTATGACGATACAAATGGCGGACGCTTTATTTCTATAATTCCCGGCGTAGCCTATAAACCTTTAACAGCAATTTGCGACTCGTTTATTGTTTCTCAAGGGACAACAGAACGCGCCCGCATCGACAGCTCCGGCAGGTTGTTAGTTGGCACGTCTTCTAGCCTTAGCTCCGGTAACTGGTCCGACGCGCTGATTCAGGTCCGTGGCAACAGCTCTGGAGCAACATTTGAAGCAAAGCTAGCCTTATTTACAGGCAGAACCATTGCCGATGGAATTGGAGCAAACCAGTCCCTTGGCCGTGTTGCCTTTGGCAATGGCGAAGGAGGGGAAGCCGCATGGATTACAGCACAAGCTGATGCTGGCTGGTCTGCATCTGATTATCCGGGCAGATTAGTGTTCTCCACTACCGCCGACGGGGCGAGCAGTCCGACGGAGCGGATGAGAATTAGTGCTAACGGGAGTATATTTACTGGAGGGGCAACATCAGCCGCGTCTATTGAAAGCGGAGCTCAACCCGGCAAAGTATTCAAATACGGAACACATGAAGCAAGTTCTGGCGCCACAATTACTACGCAGGCTTTTCACCTGAGTTTTGCTAATCCCAACGGTTTTGTTGGTTCCATTAGTACCAGTGGATCTGCCACCGCCTACAACACCTCTTCTGACTACCGCCTGAAGGAAAACGTTGTCCCGCTTACTGGCGCTGCTGATCGCCTCAATCAACTGCAGGTTCATCGCTTCAACTTCATCGCTGATCCTGACACCACTGTTGACGGTTTCATCGCTCACGAAGCCCAAGCCGTTGTTCCTGAGTGCGTCACTGGCACCAAGGATGAAGTGGATCATGAAGGTAACCCCGTCTACCAAGGCATCGACCAGTCCAAGTTGGTGCCGCTGCTAACTGCTGCGCTGCAGGAAACCATTGCTCGGATCGAAACTTTGGAAGCAGAGGTACAGCAACTCAAGGGCCAGTAACCCTACTCTCTAGTCACCTTCACTAAGGCGGGCAACCGGCCTACTCAACTGGCTGTAACCCAATTACTCTGTACCAGTCTGGTTCTTTATCATGGCCACCACCTTTACGTGGGGTATCAACACCCTTGAACGCGAAACCGACGACGGCTTTGTGTTTACTGCCCACTACACCGTCAATGCCAACGACGGCACCTATTCCTCTGGTGCATACGGCAGCATTGGTTTCCAGCGCCCCGACAACCTGATTCCTTACGCGGACCTTACGGAAGACACCGTGATCGGCTGGGTCAAGGATGCACTTGGCGGCGACGAAAAAGTTGCCGAAATTGAAGCTGCTCCGCAAGCTCAAATCGACGA